TCAAGCACGTTCGCAGGCGATGAACCCGGACGGCGAATCTCACCAGTGAGGATACCGGTGAACAACTCTCGCTCCTGTCGAGGGTCCCCCACCATGGTCTCGAACACACTCTGGAAGTTGCCACCAATGTCCTGTGACGCAATCGCAGCCTGTGCAATGAACTGATCACGAGCGGGCTGGGGCAACTGGTCCCACACGGCACCGGCTACCTCACGTGTCAACTCCTCGCCTTCGAGTGCAGCCAACTCAGCAATCGCCTGCTGCCTCAATACGGCAGGGCGGTCGGGTGCAATCTGCGCCTCGATGATCTGGTCAACGAAGTCACCAAAGTCGTAGGCCGGAGCAGTCCAGTCATTAATCTTGCGCCGCACGGTTGCAGCATCACGCTGGATCGAATCCTCTGTGGGCTCGAACCGCTCTGAATCGAATGTGGGCATGGTGGGTCGAACCGGTGGTGCGGCGTAGGTTTGACCACGGGGTGCCGCCTCTTCCTCAGGAAGCGACACACGAGTAGCATCAACTGTTCCACGAGGCGCGGCCTCTGGCTCAGCGTACGTTGTTGGGTCAACCTGAGTGCGAATCGTCGGACGCGGTGCTCCACGCGGAGCCGCATCTGCCTCGTTTGGCGACTCGGGGGTAACCTTTGGTTGGATTACCTTTGCTGAGTCCTTGTCCAGAGACTTACTTGTAGTCGTCGGGCTGGGACGCCACCATGACGTAGCCATCTATCACCTTTTCTTAGATGTTGTAACCAAGTGCTCGATACTGGTCCAACGTCTTTTGCCAGTCGGTCGGTGCATTGCTTGTAATGTTCTGCTGCTGAACCGGTGCCGGACTTGTGGGTCTCGGCGGGGCCGCCTGCTGTGACAGGTTTTGGAACGCCCTCGCGCCCGCGCTACCCTCAGGCAACTGGCCTGCATCGTACGCTGCGTCGAGTGTGGTGTTGCCACTCCTAGGCTGCACGGGTGTCGGAACCGGTGCCTGCTGCTGCCTTACTAGGTTCTCGTAGGCTCGGTATCCTGCGCTTCCGGGCTGTAGCGATCCTGAACGAACCGCTGCATCCAGCGTGGGATTTCCGGAACTAACAAATGGCGTTGACGTGTCGCCCGTTGAAGTCGCACCCGGCACGGTCGAGGGTGCCCTTGGGGGCATCGAAGTCGCTCCGGGTACGTTGTCATTGATACCACCACCTAGCGGCTCGCCAACCCACCGAATCTGCACAGCGTCAGGATCGATGGCGGGCTGACCGCGCCCCTGCAACATCTGGTTGTGAGCGTTGATATCAATGCCCCTCTGTGCGAAATACTGCGCAGTCGGAATCACCTCAATGAGGCCCTGTGCCAACAACGTACGGTAGAAGTGACCGGCCGGTGTGTTAGCATCAATGGCACTCTGTGATGTACCTATTGTACTACCTCGCTGTTGCAAAGCCGCCAACGAACCAGCAAAGCCCGTTGCAGAATACTGACCCGGACCCGCTGATCCCGGTGAGTCGTCGTACACCGGAAGGAAGTTGCTACCTTGGAACAACTGGTCTACCATGGGCACGAACTCAGTACCGATACCATTCGTGGGAGTACCGATAGAAGAGGGGCCTAGCCCCGAAGGGGCTCCTCCGGTCCCGCCCTGTGGTGCTGTGGGGACGCCGCTGCCGGGGGGCATCCCGCTTCCGCCGATGCCGAACGGGAGGTCTACTGGCATGATACCGGTCTTGTCCACAACCCACTTCACCCACTCGCGTGCTGGTCCCTCGGGCACATTGTTGATGTCACCGGTGTCTAGGTAGACCGCCACCCACGGACGCACACTGTCGGGCACACCATCGAATACAGGATCAAGAGAATCCTGTGACTGAACGAAACTCCACTGGCCCTCGCCAGTCTCGGGGTTTGTGATGATGTAGTGCCAGTCTGACAAATCGCGGTCGTCTGCGGGATTCACATCAACGAGCGTGCGGTTGCCCGTACTCGGCTCAATGGTCCACGCAAAGCCCGGTGGGGGCGGACGCTTGGTGATGTCCACCTGAGAGTCCTCAGTGGTCGCACCACCAGCGATGTAAGTCAACTTCTCAAGGATCATGTCCCGCTCTTGGGGCATAGCCATGAGACCACGAATGTCCTGCTTGAATGCCTCAAGTGCACCAACAGGAATGAGGGGCTCGGGGTTACCCAATCCCCACTTGCTTGCAAACTGTGTGTTGGCCATCATCGTGCGCCACGGTGCATCAGGAATGTATACGGGCTGCGGCACAATAGAGCCGTCCTCGCGCTCCACCATAACGGTGAGCACGCCACCACCAGTACCCGCCTGAGTTGTAGTAGGTGCACCACCAAAGTCCACGTTGCCATTGCTGAATCCGGGCTGAGTACCAGTCTGAGTTGAGGTGTCACTTGGGCGTGGGGGTGTCACAGTGGGTGCAGGAGCAGACCCACCCGGCACGTTAACAATCTGTCCGGGGAAGATGAGGTTGGGGTTGCTGATCTGAGGGTTCAGTGAAATGATCTGAGCCAAGGGAACACCGTACCTCACCGCAATGTGAGACAGGGTGTCACCACTCTTCACTGTGTAGGTTGCCATTAGCGCCCACCTCGCATATGACGCTGTGCCTTAGCCGCCATTTCCAAGTACCACTCAGTGCCCATCTGCTGGATAATCTGGTCTTGCTGCTGTGGGGTCAGCCTGTAGAACGAACTGTACACAAGCGACATCACCACGGCGTCCTCAGGGTACACCTCTTCAACACTCTCGATGAGGTGTTCAAAGGCACCCATTAGGGCCTCATCCAACACTTCGGGGAACGCCTTCTTCTTAGCCAAGGGGAACACCTCCGCTTTGCTCAATCATTGCGAGCGGGTTGTCCACTATTCCCGGCTCAGCCTGTGCCCTCATCTCCATCTGCTCCATGGACTCCTGTGGTCCAAGGGGCGGGTTGTTCTCGGGGCCACCCATCTGACTCATTGCCGCACGGTCCTGAGGCATGGTGCCCTGTGCAGGTACTCCACCTAGGCGGGCTGCTTCCTCAGCAACCATGGCCATAACATTGCTACGTGCCTCAGCGATGTTGCGTACCTTGTCTGCAACCAACGCCATACGGAGTGTCGGGTCTGCCTCAAGGTCCTCTTGCAACAACTCAGCCTTGCTCTTAGCGGTGTCCTGAATGTTAAGGAATCGCTTCTGAATGAGCGGCGTCTGCATCAAGCGGCTGTTCTTCAAGGTTGCAGCAGCAGCCACGTTGCGCAACTCCTCCATCGGGAACTTCGCTCGGATGCGCACCAATGTCTGGCGCATACCCTTGGTGTCCTTACCCGAGAGGTTGACACTGAACTGCTCGCTGTCCTCATCGCCGGTGATGCGGCCATAGACGTTCACCTTCTTCTCAGGTGAGCACCGTTGCAACAAACCAATGATGCGTGAGTTGACCGCCTCGTACGCCTGCTCTGCATTCTCGACTGGCTTGAAAATCTTGATCATGCCAGCCTGCTGCAACGCTAGGGTGTCAAGGCCACTTGTGCCCTCACGCGGAATCGTGAACGCATCTTCCTCAGCCATGCCTTGGAAGAAGCGAATGAGGTTTGGTACGTCGGGCAGAGTGCCACGGAACTCTAGGTAATACGCAGACTCGCCCTCAACCAAATTAATCTGCTCACCGGGCTCGTAGGTTGCTCTTACTGGATCATCGTTGGCATTGATGATGACTGTTACTGGCTCTGCGTACAACTCGGTGATGCGCTCCCAACGCGTGGCGAGCCACTCCATCTCGCGGACAGAGTTGATGAGCGCGTGGTTGGCGCTGAGACCGAACCACTCACCCTTGTGCTTCACCGTTGTCTGCATACAGAAGAAGATCACGAACGGCAACTGGTCGTACTCTTTCATCACGCTAGGCCGGATCACAAACTGATCATTGGCAACCGTAGCGTGGATGATGCGGCCGCCCTCCCAACACCAGTAGTCTTGAACCGCCACTTCCTGATTGGGGTGTAGGGGCTCAAGGTTCACAGTGAGGCCATCACGTGTGTTGGCAATCTGCTCCTCGCGCTGGGCATCAGACAACTGCAACTCGACTCCATAGAGTTCGTTGCACTCGACCACACTCATGCGGGTCTCGTGGATAATCGCACGCCACCGCTCCTGAGTGCCACCGGGTACCGGGAACACCTCACGGGGGTTGATCGACTCAACCTGAATTGGGAACTGATAGTGGGGCGCATCGCCGTCGAATCCGGGCATAGGGTCTTTGTATTCATTGCGTGACCATGTGACACGCACGACGCCCCAGCCATAGAGGAGTTGGTTGAAGATTGCATCGTTCATGGGGAACGAGCCCCACCGCTCCTTGTTAACGAAGTGCACACCGTAGAGGAACTTCTCTACACTGTTGGCCCGCTTACTGGTTGAGCCCAACACTTCGAAGGCGGGGAACTCGTTGGTGATGACAGTGTGCGCCCGCACGATTGACGTGAAGGGCAACTGCAAGGTCACGAGGTGCTCGGTCTCCCGGTTGCTGCCTGCGTACCCAGCAATGTCATCGGTCTCTGCGTCGATGGGGGTCTCATAGTGCTCGCCAAAGAACCACTTCTCCATGCGGTCGAACTCAAGGTTGCGACCTGAGTAGAAGCCCTTGGCCCACGCCGTGTCGTTCATGACACGATCAAGGAACTCCTCTTCGTCCTCCTCATTGGAGAACAGGAGCGACTCATTCTTCTTCTCTTCGAGACCGTACGCGTAAATGGTCTTACGAGGCATTAAACCGCCCTTGACCTAAAGTGTCTCCGCTGGACCACCCGCTTCACAGGGCTGCCAGATCGCTTGGGGGCCGACTCGCGTGCACATAGGGCCACGCCCATTGCCGTCACGTAGTCGTCATTCATACCCTCAGAGGCACCGACCTTGTTGCCATCCTGCACATAACTCTGTGCTTCGTAGATGAAGTCGGCGTCCTTGACACTCAGGGTGCGCTCGCGGACCACACTCTGCAACTTGGTGACCATGATGGCCTTGGTCTTAGAGTTGGTCGGCCAGCCCTGCTTCTTATCGTCAGGGTACTGATATATTCTACCATATCCGTACGCTGACTTGATGGCTTCGTGCACACCGTAGCCGTGGTTGTTACGCTCCACCGCAAGGGTAGCGTTGTTGTATGCCTCGGCCAAGTTCACAAGGTGTCCGGCAAAGGCATCAGGGTCAAGGCGGCCCCTCAGGGTAGCCACGTGCTCACCGGTCACCATGTCCAACACAATGCCCACCGACCAGTCGGCGTCGGCTCCACCGCCAGCGGGGTCCGCACCAATCACAAACTGCTGGCCGGGACGGGGCAAGGTCCAGAACTTGTAGAGGTCAGGGTACTCTCTCTTGAGCGCAGCCAATCGACTGCCCTTTGCATCAAGGAACTCCAACGTGAGTGGTTCGCTAGTGTGGTTGTCAAGGATGTACTGCAAGCCCTCAAGGTCGAACACACAACCACCGGTTGTGATGAACGCCTCTTCTGGCGTACGGGGGTACTCCCTCTGGAACATCTTGGGGTCACCCGTGTAGTTCTGTAGGGCCTGCTCGTACCAACCGGGGGCTCGCCTCTCGGGGCGCATCGAGTAGTCGAGGAACAGGTTCTTGAAGTTGTTCACACCTGCGACACTCTTCATCCACGTACGGTGGAAGAAGTCACCCATACCATTGGCCGTGCTGATTCCAATGAACGAACCACCAGCATCGATGGTCGGTGAAAGCGCACCGTAGTTCTTCTCGGCGTAGGGGTGGAACGCCCACTCGTCAGCGATAACCAGTGAAGCCGTCTCTGACCTACCAGCATCTGCCGTAGCCGGGAGCGCCTTGATCTGTGAGTGGAACCGCTTACCTGAGAATTCGAGCAGCCTGAGGTTCTCGTTGCCCACTGGCATCTTCAACCAATCTGGCAGCCGCTCGTTCATGAACTTGACCTTGTTGAGCAACTCCATAGCCAAGTCCTCCTTCTGTGAAAGGATGAGGACGTTGGCGTTGTTGTGGAACAGGGCCACCCACAGGGCATGAGCAGCCACAATCCATGAGATACCCAACTGGCGGGCCTTGAGAATGATGAGCCTGCGGTTCTCCTTGAACGCCTTGAGGACATCGTGCTGGAAGTCCCAAAACTCGAACTTGAACGTCTCGAACGTATGCGGATTGTTGATGTAGCAGTAGTTCTCGATGAAGTAGACCTCATCAGTCCTACACTTATCGATCTCCTCCACTATCTCCAATGTCGATAGTTCGCCGTCTCTTATCGAGTTCGTTGAGGATGTCATCCACGTCCTCCCGGCTCTTGACCTCACGGTGTGTGACCTCAATAGCCTGTCTGTTAAGCCCACCCATTGACATCAACTTGTCGATGGCGTACATGACCAACTTGGGGTCGCCACTGTCGAGCCACTTTGACAACTTGATTACCACCTTAGCCAGCGCGAACGCCGACATCTCCATGGCAAAAACAACAGGACCGGAGATCACCTCATCGTAGATGGCACGAAAGTCCGGGTCTTGCTTCCAGCCCTTCGCGGTACTGTACGCAACCCCAGCCGCCCGAGCAGCGTCAGAGTCCCTAGCCCCCTGCAACTTCGCTACTAGGAACGTCTCCTGTGTCTCCGACAGTCCCTCCAACCGGTTCCCCAACTTGATCAGTGGGCTCATCAGGACTTTCAGATCGTCCTGTTCCAGTTCCAGTTGCCTGTCCTTCTCCTCCATCCTCGCCTTCATCAAAGCGAAGGGGTTCTGATCCATCGTCGGCACCTCCACGGATGGCTGTCACGGCCATGCTCACACGACCCAACTTGTTCTCCACCTTCTCAAGGTGCTGCTTCATCTCTCCGATGTTCGCCATGACCACGAAGCCAATCTGGTTGAACTGACTGTCGTGCTGGCCCAACGCCTGAGCAATCTGCATGAGTGCTATCTCCATAGAACCCATGACGCTCTTGAGGTTGTGTACGTCATCCTCCAAGGCGGAGATGCGCTCGCTGTCTGTTTTCATCAACTGACCGATCTTCAAGTCCATGAGGACTCCCTTCGGAAACCATTTCCTAGTTGTGGTATGATTGTACCACACCGAAGGAGGTGGCAATGGGACGCAAGGCACGTGAGGGCTGGGACCGGTCGAAGATGGTGCAGAAGCGATTCTACATCAGCAAGGAGACTGCTGCCATGCTCGGCATCATGCGGGTACTCATGGCGGACGAGTCGGACACCAAGACCTACGATCAGATGGTTGAGATGTTCTTGCTCTACGGCATGGCCTACGTCAACGACACCTACAAGTTGAACACCAACAACTGGCTGGGTGAGGTGCGCCTGCCTGCCATTCAGGATGTCAAGGAACTGTACGGAGAGTAGTGTGATATAATGATCGGACGGAAGTGCGACAGACCTCACGGCCCCGGACACTACTGTGGTCGTTGGGGATACCAGCCCCGTTAGCCTAATGGATAGGGCACTCGGCTTCTAACCGAGGGGGTGGGGGTTCAAGTCCTCCACGGGGTACCAAGTGAAACCCCCCGCCGCAGGCGGGGCCTACGCCGTCATGGTATAATGGCTATTACGGTGCTCTTGTAAAGCACTTATCGCGGTTCGAATCCGCGTGACGGCTCCAAGCGGTGACTGCTGGGCAGTGGATTGTCTCCAAAACTATCCTCGCAGGGTTCGATTCCTTGTCGCCGTGCCAGCCTCCATAGTACAATGGAAGTACAATGGTTTCGTAAACCATGAATCGGAGTTCGATCCTCCGTGGGGGCTCCAACGCTTACTAGCAGGATGTGGTAACATGCCTCGAAAGAGTCGCAAGAAGATGACCAAGCCCAAGACAAACTACCGTCCGGGCATGGACACCCGCGACGCGGTTTATCCTTGGGGACCCCGGTTCACGCCGGGTGCTCAAAAGCCTAGAAAGAAGTAGGATGCAGGAGTACACGGCGAGCCGGAAGAAGTATATCCGAGATAATGCGCTTAGGCGAAATTATGGGATATCTCTAGACGACTACGCTGAACTCCTAGAACTTCAAAGCGGGGTTTGCGCAATATGCGAGAAGCCTGAGAAGTTGACTTACAAGGGAATACCAAGACTTCTCTGTGTAGATCACAATCACGAAACAGGAGAAGTAAGAGGACTTCTTTGTAGTGACTGCAATACCGGACTAGGGAAGTTCGGGGACGATCCCGAAAGATTGTCAAGAGCAATCACTTATCTCCTCAAAGAACGAGAGGATCAGTGGTGGTAATGTGGGCTAGGTGCCCTCGACCCAACTGCGGTGGCCGATTGTTCTTCGAGCGCGGCTACCACTACGGGACCCCCGTTCCAGCAGAGGACAGGATATACTGCGCCCTATGTGGCCGGTACCTGTATATGGACGAGAGGGGAGGCCCGAAGGGCCTACGGGACGGCCTGCCCTCTAGCGTCAGGAGGCTGGCCCAAGCGCCCGATGTGATATAATGTACTCCACGCGGGATTTGCATAATGGTAGTGCGCCTGCCTTCCAAGCAGGCAGTGGGAGTTCGATTCTCCTATCCCGCTCCAAGACTGGGTGACCGAGTGCTAAGGTGTGCGTCTGCAAAACGCATAACGTGGGTTGGAATCCCACCCCAGTCTCCACCAGCAGTAGTTCAGTGGTTAGAATATCTCATTGCCAATGAGAAGGTCGCGGGTCCGAACCCCGCCTGCTGGTCCAAAGCCCACTCTCCACTTGACTGAGTGGTATGGCAATGTCCGGCCAGAAAAACAGCAGGACACCAACGGCGGCGTTGGTCAAGAAGTTAAGATGGTAGGTTGTGGCCCTACAGAAGCCGGGGCAGTACCGGCACGCCGCCCCATGAGGGATAGTCTAATGGTAGGACTGCTGGCTTTGAACCAGCACGGTGTGGGTTCGAATCCTACTCCCTCAACCAAGGAACATTGACAGAGTGGCTTAATGTGCTCGCCTGCTAAGCGAGTTACCCGCAAGGGTACGGGGGTTCGAATCCTCCATGTTCCGCCACAGGGATTAGCGTAGTGGTAACGTACGTGATTTGGATTCACGAGTCGGCGGTTCAATCCCGCCATCCCTGACCACTAGGTGTAGCGCAGTTTGGTAGCGTACTCGATTCGGATTCGAGAGGCCGGGGGTTCGAGTCCCTCCACCTAGACCACAGTGTGTGGCGCAGTCTGGTAGCGTACTTGATCGGGATTCAAGAGGTCGCAGGTTCAAATCCTGCCACACTGACCAGTCGGGTTATCCAAGCGGCCAAAGGATGCAGTCTGTAAAACTGACGGCAAACGCCTTCGGGGGTTCGATTCCCTCACCCGACACCAGCCCACGTGGTGGAATGGCAGACACACCGCGCTTAGAACGCGACGCCCGAAAGGGCATGGGGGTTCGACTCCCTCCGTGGGTACCAGTCTAGGTAGGCCAATTGGCAGAGTCACTACGTCGAGAGCGTAGACAGTGCGGGTTCGAATCCCGCCCTAGGCACCAATTCGGTATCGTCCAAAGGTAGGACAGACGGCTGTTAACCGTAGAATCGGGGTTCGACTCCTCGTACCGAAGCCAGCCCCCTTTGCTTAATGGTAGAGTGCCTTTCTTACAAAAAGGCGGCGGTGGTTCGATTCCATCAGGGGGTACCAAGGCGGATTCTGCTATGGGTAGGCAAGTGGCCTTTCAAGCCACCAAAACGGGTTCGAGCCCCGTATCCGCTACCAGACGTGGTAACTCAGCAGGTAGAGTGCGTGTCTGAAAAACACGATGTCGCCGGTTCGATTCCGGCCCGCGTCACCAGCCCGATTAGCGCAGCGGATAGCGCAGCACGCTTCGAACGTGAAGGTCAGGGGTTCGAGTCCTCTATCGGGTACCAGCGTCCGTGACTCAATTGGTTAGAGTACCCGCCTCTTAAGCGGGCTGTTGAGGGTTCGAGTCCCTCCGGGCGTACCATTCCTCGTAGTGTAAGGGACAACACGCGATCCTGCGAAGATCGAGACTGACGGTTCGAGTCCGTCCGAGGGAACCAGCCCACGTCAGTGGATGAACGAGGCTCTCCTAAAGCCTTGGCCGTAGGTTCGAATCCTACCGTGGGTACCATGGGTGTATCGTCCAGTGGCAGGACAGCAGGATTTAAACCTTGCCTACGTGGGTTCGATTCCCACTACACCCTCCAATTTCCAGAAGGGATATGGACATGACCTTAATACAAGTCGCGCAGCCCGCCGACGTGCTAGCCGCCAACAGGTTGACTAGCATGGAGGACATCAGAATGGACCGCCGACCGTTGCTTCGTATCAAGGTGCGTAACCTTGCAGACGAGGCTAAGTTGATTCGTAGCGAGGAGCGTAAGCCCAAGAACGCTGAACTCCGAAACTACATGACCAATCACCGTAAGGGAATCGTTCGCAAGGTTGCACGTGAGACGGCTCTGGCCCTTGCCTACTTGAATGGCACCCCCTACGCAGAGTGTGAGAACCCCACGAAGAAGGGATTGCCCGACTTCGGTAGGATCAAGGAAATGGTCGCCCGATATGGTACAATCTATCAGGTGACCCACTTCGAGGATTGGGTTCCCAAGGAATAGCAGCATTGCGCCCAAGCCCACGAGGCGCGACAAATCAAGTATCGGGGGCGACGAGCCTGAGTAGCACAGTCTGGTTAGTGCACGAATCTGATACATTCGAGGTCAGAGGTTCGAATCCTCTCTCAGGTACCAAGCACCATAAGTTCAAATGGCGGAACGCGCCTTTGGTAGAGGCGAGGCACGGGGTTCGATTCCCCGATGGTGCTCCACCCCGTTTAGCACAGTGGTGTGCAAGGGACTTTTAATCCCAACGGTAGGGGTTCGACTCCTCTAGCGGGGACCAAGGGCAGTCTAACATTGGCGACGTGAACTCGTCTTGAAAACGAGCGGCCCCTGAAAAGGCTTGCGGGTTCGACTCCTGCACTGCCCGCCAGCACGCGTAGCCCAATTGGCAGAGGCATACGTCTCAAGAACGTAGCAGTG